CGAGGGGTTCTTCAATATAGAAAGAGTCTTCAAGATGAAATTGAGGGGGCAACGGATATTGTTGGGGAACTTGAGTTTGATAGTGTAATGATTGGTCACTTCCATAGAGTTGATGAAATCGACATAGGAACTGGCGAACTAATTATCTGTGGCTGTATGAAGGGACCCGATGAATTCGCATTACAACGATTACATGCGGCAACAAAACCAAAACAAGTTGTAACTTATTGGCATCCTAAGTATGCAAATGTAGGTAAAGAGATAATTTATCTTAATAGATACGATAATTCTAAACAGAAATTTACTGACGAAATTCCAAACACTTGGGCAGATTTAATAAAACCTTCTTTAGATTAGTATAATAATCTCAAGGGAGCTTTTCATGGCGAGACAGGCGAGACAAGACCGTAAAGAAATAACTGAGATTTGGCAAGCTTTAGGCGATGCTACCTTAGAAGAAGCACAAAGACGTGTTCCAGTAGATACTGGACAACTTAAACGCTCTGCTTCTGTAGCAGCCACTCACAAAGGCTTTACTATTAAATACGATACGGACTATGCCGCAACTGTTCATCATGGAGAAGTTCCTGACTACGTAGATATTCGGACTCCCCATGTGCAAAAGGTCCCAGCCCATTGGAGGAGAACTTCTAAGGGGAAGGTAAAGGTGAAAGCACATACAAAAACTTTCTCAAAAGGTTACGCCCCTGGGAAAATTAGTCAAACAGAGTGGCGTACTATTCCTTGGCATGAATCCACAAGCAGCTCTTGGGAAACACAACACTCTCAATGGTTAACTGAGGCGTGGAAAGCAGTCAGAACTAAACAACTAACTAAGTTGTTTAAAGGGTTGGGTATCAAACTCCCAGCAAACATTACAATAAGAACAGGACACAGGTAGGAGGATTATTATGGTTGATGTAAATAAGGTGACCCCAACTCAAGAATTTATTATCGCACGACATTCTAAAATGGTAGGTAAGATATTGGATTTAGTTGAAGCATCACTTCCAGAAGGCAATCAATGTGACAAGTTAAAGAAGCTTGTACAGGTTCCTTTATATGATTTTAGAAATGAGATGCTGACTCTGGAACAGAACGGACTTCCAAAAGAATCATAACTATATAGAATTTATATTATAATTCATTAGTTTTTATAACTCCTCAGTAGGATTTTTAGCTTTCATGAGTATAATGAATTAGCGTTAAAATATAACGTTATATTATATTCTATAATACGGGGTCGGAGGTGGCTTAGACCAACCTCACTATGTAGATGGAAACACTAGAATGGACACCATGATAGGAGGAAAATCTATGGCAGACATATCTGAGAAGATTGAAACGCAGATGGAAGGCACAAACCTTGCCCTCGCAGCCGTAGCCGAAGTTCTACAGAAGATGGATGGACGCTTGGCAAAGGAAGAGCAAGCCGTACAAGCCGCCGCAGCTGAAAATGCTAACGCAGCCGCACGAGCTGACCTTGTGAAATCAATTGCACGAGAGGTTATTGGTCTTATAAAAGAAGGTTCCGAAGCTGGACTAGATGTCGATGGCGGGGAACGAAAGGCTAAGGCTACTGGGGGAACCCCCCAAAATGCTGACGATTCAGAGGCCGCAGTCACACCGACTACGAAAATTGAAGACCAGCAAAACACAATCCAAGCGATGCGAAAGCAGGACGAGGATGAAGAAGAAGAAGAAGAGATGGAAAAGGAAGGAACGGACGAAGCAGATGAAGAAGCTGCTGACGAACCAGTAGAAGAGAAAGGTATGGACGAAGATGATGAGGAAGATGAATCCGATGAGATGAAATCGATGGCAAAACAGCTTGCTAAGTTGCAGAAAGAACTAGAAGCAACGAAGTCGAACATGCAGAAAGCAGTTACTGCTGAAAGCGAAAGCCGACTACGCAAGATGGGATTCCGTGAAGAGACTGGATTGCAGGCTCCTAAAGTTATGAATGGCTTGGGACTTGATGACACTCCAATTATCCAAAAGGGTGATGGGACTGATACTGCTGACCAACTTGCTTCACTTTCATACTCTGAGTTGAGGAGACTTCAACATCAGATTGAGACTGGAAACACCGATGGTGTTCCTAGAGAACTTTTAGGTTAAATTAAAAAACTTATGAAAATTGGAGGAATAAAAACTTATGGCTAATCCTAGTCTAAGCGAATATCTTGCACAGTCTCAACGAGGTTTGTACCAATCTGTATTCGGTCCCGAATACCTACAGAAACAGTCCTACTTCACAGTTGATACTGCCACAGGCATATTCAATACAACTTACGGCAGAAAGGTCTGGCAGGCGCTAAACAACCAAACCAGATTTTTCAATGCTATCCCACGAGTAGTGTGGGGTAATACAGCTGGTTGGAGGGTAAGAACCGACAGAGGTTCTGGCCGTTCCCGACCAGTAACAGAGACAGGCTCATTGCCAACAGTCGATGTTTCCGATATTCAAACGGTATCTAGCTTGCCTAGAATCGTTTCAACCACATTCGGTGCTTCTGTGAAGTCAGTCTTCACGGCGCAACTCGAAGGTGGTGTCGGAGATGTTCTGGCTCTTGAGAACGAGAATGCTCAGTTGGACCACATCAAGGAAATTAACGAGGAACTGCTTGCCGGTTCTGCGTACTTGACTTCCGCTGGTTCAACAACATCGTTTACAGTCCCTGCAGCAATCGCTAAACATTTCAAAGTTGGTGACGCAGTTGGGCAGTATGACGTTTCAGCAACAGGATATGACAGAACCTCTGGTTCCGCTGTCTCCGCAGTTAACACCTCAACCGGGGCGGTAACCGTTGCTACTGGTACTACATATGCTGACGGTGACGTTGCTTTCATTTACAGTCGAGCTGGTATGACTTCCATCGATGATATCATCATGGAAGATGGTGCAGCTGTCGGTGGTGGAGCAGCTAATTCACGAGCCTACGACTTAACACAGGCTGGTAGAACAGCTGGTGATTGGGACGCTGGCGCTAGTGTTTCTTATAACAGTGGTACTGGACGAGCTTTGTCCTTGAACCTTATAGACAGTGCTATTCAGAAAATTAGGGAGAATGGTGGTGAACCTAAGTTAATTCTTTTGGGACACGACCAGTACTTCAACCTTGAAAGGTTGCTAAACAGTAACCAAAGGTATCTAGGTCAGGAAGAGTACCAAGTCGGAATTGGTGCAGAACGCACTTATCCGGGTACACGAACTGGTCTTGTGTTGGCTACTTACCAAGGAATTCCAATTCTACCAGATGCGGATGTTCCAAAGTCAGTTTCAACAGCTGATGCAGTTTTGGGTTCAAACGTCTACGTTTTGGATACAGACTATCTTGAGATTGCAGTTGCTCAACCTACTCAGTACGTTGAGAACCGTGATTACTTCGCAGCTAACGCTCTAGTGGTAAGGGGCTTGCTCTATACCATGGCAGAAATGCGATGCAAGAACATCTTTGTCCAGGCAAAGATTGCCGACTTGAGTGCATAATTACACTTAGTGTGGGGGGAGGGCAACAACTTCCCCTTACATTCTTGCTTTAAAAATTTTTATCCATGGAGGTAATTAAATGACAAAACACACATTTAACATGGCTGATGTAACTGGCGATACTAAGGTTATCGCACGGTCTTCAATGGGCTATGATTGGAATTTCTTGGCTGATGATGAGACGCTTCTTTTCGGTACTACGGACGAAACTGCTTTCAGCGTTAAGAACATCACGCCTGGTACTGGTATTTCTACTGGTTCCGGCACTCTGTATAAAGGGTCAGTGTTAAGAATGGGCGATGTTATTGAGACGACTATTGTCATCGACTTAACAGGATTAAACTCTGGCGATGCTAATTTAGATATTATTGGTGTAGCAGCTACTGCAAATTGTCATCTTGGACAGATTACTGCTGCTAAAAATGGAACTCTTTTTGCTGGGTCTATGCAATGTGTAGAAACACCAGCAGGCGGAGAACCTGATATAGACCTTTACTCGGCTACGGAAGCTACTGGTACTGAGGAAGCTCTTGTTACTGGTTTGACTGAGACGGCTCTATTAGCGACTGCTGTAGATTGGACAGGTATTCTAGCTCCTAAAGGGCTTACTGCACTTCCCGCTGCTAACGAGTATTTGTATCTAGCTGCCTCTGGCGGTAGTACAAATGCGACTTACACGGCTGGGAAATTTGTAATTAAGCTTTATGGTTACTAGAGTTCACCATAATACATA